GATATTAATCTAGTAGACCTGCGCGAATATCAAACATCTTATACGTTTGAGAAAATCACTGAAAATAGTTTTAGTAATAAGGTATGGACAAAAGGTCATACACAAGAAGGTGAACCAATCATTCTGCGCGATTATCAGGTAGAGATCATCAATAATTTTTTAAGTAATACACAATGCATTCAAGAAGTAGCGACCGGCGCTGGTAAAACAATTATGACTGCTGCTCTATCTAAAAGCGTAGAGTATTATGGGCGTAGTATTGTTATAGTCCCTAACAAGAGTTTGGTAGTACAAACTGAGGCAGACTATATAAATCTTGGATTAGATGTTGGTGTATACTTCGGTGATAGAAAAGAATACAACAAGAAACATACAATCTGTACTTGGCAAAGTCTTAACAACTTATTAAAGAACACAAAAGCGGGCGAAGCAGAAGTAAGTATTAAAGAGTTTATTGAGGATGTAATTTGTATCATGGTCGATGAAGTGCATATGGCAAAAGCAGACGCACTAAAGCAATTACTAACCGGCCCTTTCAGTCATATACCTATACGTTGGGGACTGACTGGAACTGTGCCTAAAGCTACATATGAGCAAGTTAGTTTGTTAGTCAGTCTTGGATCTGTAATCGGCAAACTTAGTGCTGCGGAACTACAAGAGAAAGGAGTACTAGCACAATGTCATGTAAATGTGATACAGTTAAAAGATGGGGTAGAGTTTACAAACTATCAAAGCGAATTAAAGCATTTACTTGAAGATGAAAAACGTTTGGATACTATAGCTAAATTAGTTAGTAAAATTAAAGAGACTGGTAACACGCTTGTACTTGTTGATCGTGTAAATGCAGGGCGCGAATTACAATCACGTATAGTGGATAGTGTATTCATATCGGGCGAGACAAAACTAATGGAGCGTAAAGAAGAATATGACGAAATTAAGACTAGCAATACTAAAGTTATTGTTGCCACTTATGGAGTCGCTGCTGTGGGTATTAATCTCCCTCGCATTTTCAATCTTGTTCTTATTGAGCCCGGTAAGTCATTTATCAGAGTTATCCAATCGATTGGACGCGGTATTAGAAAAGCGGAAGACAAGGATCACGTAGAAATTTGGGATATTACTAGCGATTGTAAGTTTGCCAAACGTCATCTTACACAACGTAAGGCATATTACAAAGAAGCAAAGTATCCATTTAGTCTTGAAAAGCTTGATTACAGATAACTTTTATATTAAAATAATAACATGAGGATACTTACACTAGAAAATACAGCATATAATTTAGAAACGTTGCCTGATGAAATTGACGACTTACGTTTTGCTATACTTGATAATAGCAATCCTCAAGCCGTAGATTATCATTATATTCCATTAATATTTTTGGAGAGTTTTAATGCTCCCGCGTTAGTACTTCAAGTAGGAAAACAAAAGGTAAAGATGCCGTTAGACTGGCAAATCCTTATAGGAGAAAAGGATCATGGGGATTTAGAAACATTACCACTAAGCAGTCTAAATGATAGAGGGTTTAGTGCATTTCAATTTAATCCGTTAACATCATTTAGTCCAACATTTATTCCTATTGAAATTGCAGATATCTATCACGATGTAACATGGTATAGTCCTAGATTGCGTAATGGTCAATTTTTATGTGTTCCAATCGAAGAAGGGCCCAAACCACAGTGTATATATTTCGTAAAAGAGATCAGCCGCAACTGTGAGATCGTTGATTATAATCAGGTGTTTTGATGATGTACGGTATTAAAGTTCCATTATCCTTAGATAATCATGGTGAGTATAATGATTGGTTATGGGTCACAGAAGATAGCCAGTTTAAACTTAATCCATTATTATTTGCAGATAAGGAACTAGCTTTAGAATATGCCTTGAAAGTATGGGGGTATAGTGCTATAGTAGAAGAATATGTACAAAACAAAGAAATCAGTTGATGAAAAGTTTGCGAATGTAGATTTTGACCTCTTCGAGGCATTAGCCGCCATTGATCGAAAAGATTATGGTTATTATGATAACTTAACTACAGAACAAAAGAAAAAGTTTGTCCCATACATGCTTATGATTTGGAATAGTTGTATTAAAGGTAGGGCAGACTTACAACGATATTACTTACAAAGTGTAGACTATCATAGTAACCAACACTTACTAAATGAAAATATTAACGATCACCCTAAACTTCAGTGGTTGATGCTTTGCGCGGCAAGTCCTGGTTTAGGACAACAATTTCATCAGTGGATACCTCATATTCCTACTAGAGTAAGTTTACTCAAGGATCACGCAAAAGCTGCTGATATTAAAAATTACTATAAAAAGATTTATCCTAATTCAGATGAAGCTTTGATAGATGAGGCTGCATTGGTATATACATCCGAACATAAAAAGAAAATGTATTTATCTACACAATATCCTGAAATGAAGATATCGGACATTGAAATACTAACACAGTTTGTTTCACAAAATGATATAGATGATTATGAAAAACAAAGCGGAAACTAAAACCTATCACTGTGAGTTTTGTGAAAGAGACTTTATACGTGAGGGTAGTTTTCTTAAACATATCTGTGAAACAAAGAGAAGATATTTGGACCAAGATTATCAAGGAAATCGCATTGGATTCCAAATATGGTTAGATTTCTTTAAAAAGAATAGTCATAGTAAAAAACAAAAAACGTATATTGACTTTGCTAAAAATGCATACTATACAGCGTTTGTAAAGTTTGGGAATTACTGTGTAAATGCTAACGTATTAAATATAAAAAGATTTTCGGATTATCTTCTTAAGAACAAAATAAGTGTAGATAATTGGGCAAGTGATAAACAGTATACAATTTTTTTAATACAGTATTTGCGTGATGAGGATCCATTGGATGCTATAGCACGTAGTATTGAAACTACAATAACTTTAAGTAAAGAAGATAAGATACAAACAAAGGATTGTTTAAGATATGGGAATAAAAACAAAATTTGTTATAATATTACAACAGGTAAAATAAGTCCTTGGATGTTGTATCATAGCGAAAGTGGATTAAGTTTTTTACAATCATTAGACCAAACACAACTAAAGATGGTTTTCGATTACATTGATCCGCAAAAATGGAATATAAAATTTAGACGAGATCAAGAAATATTAGATCAGGTTAAAGACCTATTAAGTGCAGCTGGGTATTAGTGTGAAACCCAATAATTATAAAGCTATATTAACTGAAGGTGAAGGTTATAAAATACTTCCAGCTTTAATTCCACAAAAACTTGTTAGTAATTTTTTAAATAGAATTAAAGATTTATATCCTGTACGTGCAAGTAGTAGTAATAAAGTCTATGCAGAAGGAAAGAAGGTAAAAGAGTTAGAGGATATTAGTGTATGGTGGAGCCAAATTGTATATGACTTTCCCGAAAGTAGGGCAATACTAAATATAATCCTTCCAATTATACAAAGTAACTTTACTGAATTACAGTATTATACGAATGATGTTGTTTTTATTAAAAGCAAAAGCACTTGGGTAAGTCCGCATGTAGATAGCCCACATAGATTTCAAAAATATAATTACGACAAGCGATTATTAGGTATCCAATGCATAGTGTCTTTAGATGACCTCGACAAGAAAAGTGCTAGCACAGGTTTAGTGCCATATAGCCAAAAAAGAGATTTTGATATTAACAAGTGCTATACTGGATCGTATGACCGTTGGTTCTTAGAAAATTGTATACAACCTGATTTACCTAGAGGATCATTGTTGCTTTATAATTGCAGGTTATTACATAGTAGTATGCCTAATCCTAAAGATAAAGAAAGACCCGCGTTACTATACAACTTTATGGACAAAAGTGTAATAGATGAAGTTAAATCCATGGACAGTGTTTGGACAAGTAATGAGTAGACTAGACAGTGAAAAATTTCAAGATTATGATGATGACGATCCTAAACTACAACGTAGATTGTCACGCTGGAAATATTGGAAAAATCTAAAGAGATTAAAGCATGATTTTACTAAAGAAACTGGATCAAAGGATCATAAAGAGTTTAAAATATGGCTTGCAAACAAATATGGTTTTAAGCCAATCGAAACAAATGAGGGTATGATGACTGATGATTTAGATATAGTTGACGAAAAGAAATATGTAGTGTATATTCTAAAGTATGGCCAATGATATAATGATTGACCTTGAAACGTTAGACACAAGTCCTTATTGTGTTATCCTTACTATTGGCGTCGTTAGGTTTGATCCTTATGGAGAAGGCATTGCTGAAGGTTGGACATTGAAGCCTACATTAGAAGATCAAACTGAAAAATATAATCGTATTATAAACGACGATACGATACGCTGGTGGAGTACACAAAGTCCAGAAGCATTGGATGAAGCTATGAGTGATGACGATAGATTACCATTAAAAGATTGTATGGAAATATTATATAAACTAGGATGGAACCGTCGTGCAATATGGAGTCATGGAGCACCATTCGATGTTGTTGCTTGTGAGACTGCTATGCGTAGCGTATTAACTGATAAACCTAATCCTATACCTTGGCCATTCTATACTGTGCGTGATACACGTACATTGTTTGAGATTGCTGGAGTAAAATTGCGTGATGGTGGACATATCACAAGTCACAAGGCAGTAGAAGATGCTGAACGCCAGGCTATCGTCGTGCAAGAAGCATATAGAAAATTAGGCATGAAGAAATAATATGATATCAACAGATATTGATATTGATCTGGGAGATAGAGATAAGTTATTGAGTATCATAAAAAATACTCCCGCTAGCATCATAAAAAATGATGTTTACAAAAAACATCCTACGGGTATATATGTTACAGACATACCATACGATCCACTAAATGAAAGTAGTAGTTTAGACTATGAAGAAGCAGAGGCCAGAGGTTATTTCAAATTAGATATATTGAATGTTCATTTATATAATTATGTAAAGAACGAAAATCATTTGCATGACTTAATGCATGATCCAGACTGGAATATGCTAAATGATATATCTGTTGTTGAAAAACTTATACACATGGGTAATCACTATAATACGCTTAAAAAGATGCCTGAGCCAGTAAATAGCATTCCAAGATTAGCAATGTTTCTTGCAGTAATACGCCCAGGTAAAAAGCATTTAATAGGGTCATCTTGGGAAGAAATAAGTAAATCTATTTGGGATAAAGAAGAAGGTACTTATACATTTAAAAAATCACACGCGGTAGCCTATGCTCATCTCGTTGTTGTTAACATGAACTTAATAAAAAATGGTACAATTAATTAAAGAAACTGATACTCTGCTTAGGCAAGTTTGTGATCCATACGATTTTGAAGTCGATGGAGATCCTACAGACTTAGTTAAAGAAATGACAAAAATTATGTTTGAAAATAACGGGATAGGATTAGCAGCTCCACAGGTAGGCGTACTCAAAAGATTGTTCATTATGGGTAATAGTGACAAACTTTTTGTATGCATTAATCCTAAATTTATTGCAGACGGAGAGTTTTATCGTGATTTAGAAGGATGTTTGAGTTTTCCTAATCTATGGTTGCATGTTAAAAGATTTAAACAAATAGAAGCACATTATCAAGACATTAATAGGCAAGTTGTCAAAGCTACTTACGAAGGATTAATTGCTAGAGTGTATCAACACGAATTAGACCATTTAGATGGTGTTTGTTTTGATACTAGAGTTGGACCAGTAAGTCTAGATTTTGCTAAACAAAAAAGAAAGAAGCAATTAAGATAGTCTTTTCACTAACGTAATTGATTTTCTTTTAGTCCTGCGTTTATTATATTCTGTCATACTGACTACAGGACCATGAACAATATTAAGACTTTTATTATTAAAAGTTCTTAAATATGGTCTAAATAGGGTCCATTCTTCTTTAAGAAATATATTTATTGGAATTTGTCTATTACTTTGCCACCACCATATATCACCTAATTCTAAGAACTTTTCTTTTAGTGTAAGATTTACAATAGCTCCGTAATCATAGATAGTTGTACAACTATCATCACGATTTTGTACTAT